ACCCAAGGGGGAAAATTATATAGTTATGAGAGATATTAATAAAATTGTAATCCATTGTTCTGCTACCCGTGAGGGCCAGGACTTTGATGTAGAAACTATTCGTAAATGGCATACAGACCCTAAGCCACAAGGTAGAGGATGGTCAGATATCGGATACCATTACCTAATACGGTTGAATGGTGATCTAGAAATCGGGCGTTCTATTGACAGGCAAGGAGCTCATGTTAGAGGCCACAACAAAGATTCTATTGGGATCTGTTATGTGGGTGGAGTGGAAGCAGATGGTAAAACACCTAAGGATACGATGACTCCAGAACAGGAGAAGTCTATGAGAGAGATCATATTCGCTTTGCGTATCGTGCAGGATAAGAACATCACCATCCACGGCCACAACGAATTCAGTTCAAAGGCATGCCCTAGTTTTACAGTATCAGAAAAGTTTGCAGATATTATGTAACTTATTTGGGTATATAAGGTAAAGTTTTATATATTTGTCATAAACCAAACATTATGGCAAATCTAAACTTCATCCCAACCCGCGATTGGATTGTTCTACCTCTGGTATCAAAGGACCAAACAGACGCAGGCATTATTCTACCGGACTCCCAAAAGAAGTCCCTGCAGTCAAACATTCTTAAGGTACTTGCTGCCGGACCAGAATGTATCATGGTCAAAGAGGACGATACCGTTATGGTACATCCCAATACCGAAGGACTCATTGTTACTATTGATGCTATAGAATGCATCATGGTAAATGAATTCTCAATCTGTGGAGTAATTCCTGATCAAGGATGACCGGTACGGTAACCATACCACTTAAGGAGTTTGATAAACTCCGAGACTCTACTGCGATAGCAGGGAAACAACAAGAGAGGGTACTCCAGGCCACTAAGGAACTGGAAGTATTCCTCTCTTTTGTGTGTACAAGGCAAAACTTGGAGCCCCTCGTAGAAGAGTTCAACAGACAATCAAAGAACTCTACCATCCAGTTAGAGAACGGTAGGGCTAAAATTATTTTCAATAATGAGTAGAACTATAAAGATAAAAGCTGACAGCACCTTTAGGTTCCTACAAGTCTTTAATGGAATACTAGAGCTTACGGACAAAGAACTCCTTGTGCTTTCTAAATTTGTAGACAATGCGGAACATGGATTTTGTTCTGCGGAGTCTAAGAAGATAGTGGCTAATGAAATTGGGATACTTGATCCAAATACTCTAAACAATTACGTAAAGAGACTTAAGGACAAGGGAGCAATAGTAAAAGGAAAAGCTGGATATAAACTGGCACAAATACTAGTGCCTAGTAACAAAGTAACAATTGAGATCACTAGATGAAATAGTACAAACCCGTTACTACTTTGATCCTTACTATATAAGTATAATGCAAAGTAGCGTGGGAAAGTTCTTAGTAATAACTATATACGATGAGCGAACAGAAGAAACTACCGTCGATGGGCCAGATGCTAAAGAATTTTGCTAAAGATGTAGCAGAATACGCAAAGGCAGGAGCACCACATGTATCAGAGAAACAGTATAACTACAGGCTAAAGACCTGTGATGAATGTGAACACCTCAGGAAAGAAGCCATGAGATGTGGAGAATGTGGATGCCTTGTAGAACACAAAGCAAAGTGGGCTACATCCAATTGTCCCAAAAAGAAGTGGCCACAAGTCTTGATAGGCAAAGATGGTAAGAAAGTTAAAGTAGGCAGAGGAGCTGCTAAAAAGCAAAGACAAAGTGCACAAACCGATAATACAAAAACTGGCAACAAGGCATGACTTACCACTAACAAGAGTAGAAGAAGCAGTCATGCACCAATTTAAGTACACCTCACAGGTGATTAAAGCGGGTGCGTTTGAAGCTGTACGGCTACCCTTTTTAGGTAAGTTCCATGTAAACCCAGGAAGACTTAAGTATCTACAGAAACACAATGAGGGATCTGATAACAGTAAGTAACAATGTAGTTGTCCCAAGCGCCTACGCATTGACCATTAATGAATTTAAGGGTCTGAAATCCGGCGAACTGGGTGCCATATACTTCTATACGGACCACCGTTCCCCCTACGCTGTGTATGAAGAAGAAGACAGAATGGCTAAGATTAGTCAAGATCTGAAGGTTAAGTTCACCCCTAAAGTAATGGGAGGAGTGAACAAGTATAAGGAACTCTCAGAAACATCAGCCATAAAACTTCTTAAATCTGCACGTAACTCAATAACCAAACTAGAGAGATACTTTGCTACGATAAACCTTAACGTACTGGATGACAACGGGAAACCGATCTATCACGCTAAGGACCTCATAGGGAATCTAGCCAACATGGGTAAAGTAGTAAATGGACTTGATGAGCTTGAGGCTATTGTACAAAAGCATGAGCAGAAAGATAATCCTAACCGTGGTGGGGTTGTTACCAATAAGTACTCACAGTAATGTTTAAGAACAGTATCAGGTACTCCCCTGCAGCCGGCCACTACCTTGAGTATGGATTTTACACAGATGCCATACCTGGGACAAGAGAATATTATGATCACTGGGACGGAGAGAAGAAAAGATGCACAGAAGGATACGAGGGGTTAACAGGATATCACTACTTTTATCTTAACTACTGCCCAATAGACAGAGTAGTAGACGATTACCTAGCAGATGGTACCAAGATCGCAAGAAGAGAACGAACATTTCCTGCATTCTACGACGGAGACCACGAGTACTTCACTGCCGTAGATACCGCCCGAAAAACAAACAAACATTTAGTCGTACTTAAGGCTAGACGTAAAGGCTTCTCCTATAAGGCTGGTGCTATGCTAGCACGTAACTACTTCCTAATGCGTAACTCTAAGAACTACGTATTCGCCTCACAGAAAGAATACCTCATCGGGGACGGCCTACTCTCCAAAGCATGGGACTTTCTATCCTTCATCGATGACAATACGGCCTGGACACAACCAAGACTACGTGACCGTGAGATGCACAAACAATCAGGGTACAAAAAGAATGTTAACGGAGCAGATGTAGAACTCGGGATGAAATCCCAAATCATTGGGGTATCTCTAAAAGACAACCCAGACAAGGTTCGTGGTAAAGCGGGTGACCTGATATTCTTTGAGGAGGCAGGTTCATTCGGGGGACTACTCAAAGCCTGGGAGGTAGCCATGCCTACTATGCGTCAAGGTTCCAAGACACTTGGTACTATGATTGCATTTGGTACGGGTGGTGAGGAAGGTAGTGGGTTTGATGGAATGGAAGAACTATTCTATCACCCCGACTCCTATGACTGCATGGCCTTTGACAATGACTGGGATGCAGGAGCTATGGGAACTACATGCGGGTACTTTGTGCCTATACAACAAAACTTAGACGGATTTATAGATGAAGACGGGAACTCACTCAAAGAAGAAGCAAGGGCTCATGAGGAAACACAAAGGGAGAAAAAGAAGGGGGCAAATGATCCTAAAGCCCTCGACCAGTACACGGCGGAGCACCCGTTCACACCGCAGGAGGCGACGCTCCAGGTCACGGCAAATCTATTTGATGTTACTTCTCTTAAAGAGCAGTATAACAAGATTAAGGCTCACGGACTTGAGGTTGAAGGAACCGCAGGTATAATGTACTATGATAAAAATGGTAAGTCTTCATTTAGACCTAGTGATACCTGCAACCCTGTATACAAGTTCCCGCATAGAAAGGGAGACAAGACAGAAGGCTCTGTAGTTATATATCAATCACCATTTTTAACTGAGCAACAAGAAGTACCACATAATTTGTATATTGTGTGCCACGACCCGTATGCACAATCAAGCTCAACAACCAATGAATCACTTGGTGCAGCATACGTAATTAAAAGACCTAATAACCTATCCAAGCCGGATGATTTAATTGTAGCAAGCTATGTTGGACGCCCTAAAACACAGGATGAATACAACCGGAATCTATTTATGTTGGCAGAATACTACAACGCAAAGATCGGATTCGAGAACGACCGTGGCGAGCTTATTGCTTACGCAAAGAGATATCGCAAGCTACATAAGCTACAAGAAGAGTTTGAAATGCTGGATAAAAGAGAACTACGATCCAGAAATGTGAGACGTCAGTACGGTATGCATATGACCGAACAACGTAAAAGACAAGGAGAGTTGTACATCAGAGACTGGCTAGTGACACCAAGACACACAGACGAAGATGGGAATACTACTCTAAACCTGCATAAAATCTACGACCCAGCGCTTTTACAAGAACTAATGAAGTTCAATCACAAAGGCAACTTTGACCGAGTTATGGCGTTTATGGTAGGCATGTACCATACGCGAGAGTTATATAATAGAGAGGTGGTAGAAATTTTATCTGACAGATCACAGGACGATTGGTTCGAACGCAATTATAACTAATTTTGTAACAATGTATGGATCTCAAAATATCCCTCAGCAAAGACTGCCGCTGTCTAGAAAAAGTAAAAAGTGGAGAGAGCAG